AAAAAGAAACTAATCAAAAGCTATAAAGCGAAAGAAAAAAGCTTACGTGATGCTTTAAAAGTTTCATTAAAAGAAACTGATAAAACAAAAGAAGAAAAAGATTTATTAAAAGATGAATTTAATAAAACAATCATTGAACTAAATTTAAATAAAAATATTGATATACAAACGTGTAACGATAGTATTAACATAAGTGAATGTAATAAGAACGCAAATATATATAGTGATAAAGAATTAGAAAAAAATAATAAGATTGTAGAACATGAAAGAGCATTATGTGATGTTAAAAAAGAACAATTTAATGAATGGGATACTAAACAAAAAGAATTTAGAAAATCAGAAGTAAAAAAGAAAGCAGATGAAATTAATAAGAAATTAAATCGTGCTGAAAATAAAATTAATATTATGAAAAAGGTATTAGTAGAAAAAGAAAATATACTCAATGATAAAATTAAAAACGATACCAGTCAACGTAATGGTTTAGAAGAATGTTTAAAACCTGAAAAATATACTCCTTATTATAAAAAATATTTATCAAGTAAAGTAAACATAGACGATAAGGATAAGGATAATACAGATACAGAATTAATAGTAAATGATGAAAAAATATATTTAATATCTGGTCATGGATCTGAGATTATTAGTAAATTCCCAAATCGTAATGTTATGCCAAAAGATAAGGTACTTGTACTATTACCAGAATGTGGTCGTTATAATTATATAGCAACCTCTTGTAAATTTCAAGATATCTTTTCAGATCCCTCTAAACGTAAATGGTTAAGAAATCCAATAAAGTATAAATCACAAATTGAAAATAAACTTCAACATTCAATACGTATTTATTTACCTGGTGAATATGTGCCAAATTTATATACAAATCTGTTTTTAAATGTAAATAAAGAAAATAATGAAAAAACAGGCAAGGTTATTATAGCAAAATCAGGTGTATTCCGTAACTTTTATCCAATTAATCGTGATATCTTTATTGAACCTACGCAACGTCATAATTTAGGAGATCAAAAATGTATTAAATATGCTGGAATGATTGATTCAATAAGTGATTATACAACTGATATACATAAAGAAGTATTTAAAGGAAATATTTATCCACCTGCGAGTAAAGGTACTTCATACGAAGATTTAGAAAGAAATAATTTTTCAATTAGAAAGATTTTAAATGATATCGGTCCCGGTATTTATTATTATACAGGATGCCGTTATTCATCGACTATACCAGAAGATTTTGAGAAAGTAATACATATGAGTGAAGAACAACAAGATAAATCTAAACGTACTGTACGAATTGGTTCATTACCAATGAAACTATTAGGCGTTGATAATATAGAAAATCATGAAGTTAATAAAATCAAAATTCGTAAAAAAACAAATGAAGATGAAAATGTAGAGGTAAAACCAGAAGAAGTAAAACCAGAAGAAGTAAAGCCAATAATAAAAAAGAAATATCGTAAACCAAAGGTAGTCATTACAAAAGAAGATACTGATATTCTTAAAGAATACGAATTAGAGATTAATGATTTATATGATGAAATAATTCAGGATGAAAAATACATTGGAACTATAAATAAAACAATTGAAGAAAAAATAAATAAATGGAAGGATTTATTACAAAAAGTGCCCTCTACGGTTTTACAAAAACGTTTAATACATAAATTAATATGGATTGAAAGTATTTTAAATGAAACAGAGCCATCTGAAGTAATTCAATCTGAAATTATTGATACAGAATATATTCAATTATCAACTGCTTATCAATTTAAGAATAAATATACTAAAAATAGAAAAACATTTTATGACAAAATGTATGGTGTAATTCCATTATCATTAAATTATGATGATGATAAATGTAGCGCTAATAGTTTATTAAAACGTATAACAAGATTATATAATAATGGTAAAAAAATAAAATTGCCTCAGCAAATTATAAAATGGACACCTAAGGTTATTAAAGAAATTTGTACATCAACACGATCAATGATACAAGAAATATAGTTTTAATTTGTTGTAATATTGCTTCGTTGGTTTTTAATATGAGTATTTAGAATTGTGAAACAACTCATTGTAAATGGATCCATCGGGAATTGTACCTGAAAGGATGAACTTTCGAAAGCATTAATTAGCAAGCGAATATTTTTCATTGTTTGATGATGGCATAGATAATGGTGAACACCCTTTCGTGTTAATGGACCATCTGTATGATAAGTAATTTGTAGATGACGGAGTTGTGCTAGATGAAAGCGAATAATTGGTGGAAGAGATGCATCCATATCATGGTTCATACGATATGAATTTGTTTGTTTGAAATAATATGTAGTTGTGCGATAAAGAGAATAAATAATATCACGCATCGTTGTGATAACTTTAGCTACGACTCGTGCGGGTGAAATAGGTGTATTTGATGAATCATAAACTGTCCATTCCTCTGATGGATTGTTTGTAATGTAATCTTCCATAGTAATATGAGGCTTGTTTTTCATATAAATCCATAGTAGATTTACCCATTGATTAGGGTGACCAATTTGCTGTTCTTCTTTTTCAATAATCTCCTGTTTAGATACTTTATACATATTGTCGTCTGTATGAGCAATAATCGCATAAATAGGAGGTGTCGTATTTTGTAGATAGTACATCGCAATAATTTTTGAAGGAAATTTATTAGTATATTTAACACCAATTGTTTTTAGATTTTCTTGTTGATCATAGTTCTCAATAAGATTACTGGGATCAATTGTATTTAGATGAAATAGCTCTTTGTAGTTTTCCCCGAACAAAGTAGTATAATCCATTAGATATCCATTTTGATGATGAACTAGAAGAAAGCTGTATGTTTTAGTGGTATCTAGTTGCTCGCAAAATTTATAACGTAGCTTTTGTTGATAATCTTTATATGCTTGATGTTCATTTTCAATTGTTGAATCAACTTCAATTTCAGGAAAATAACCAGATAGTACTTCGTTTAGCATTTGTCCATGTGTTTTCTTAGGATGAAAGTATTTGGATCGATCAATTGATGGACATGTACTAGTGCTAATGTACCATCGTTGATTGTGATAGTACATATATATCATAGTCCCTTCGTATCCAATTTCATACATTTTTACAGTATCAACTGGAATTTCATCAAAGGCAGTAGGATTCATTCGGATAGGAATTTTTTTAGAAAGAGATAGAATAATATTATTACCAGGATCCGCATCCATATTTAGAACAACACTACGGCATTCATCATATAGTTCTTTGTCTTGAATAGGTACATCTTGACGATATACATTATGAAGCAAAATTAGAGAACTATTGCTTGAGAAATATTTAATTTGTAGATAAGGCCAGTAATGTTTTTTGGTAAGAATATACATCAATGTTTTTACACGACTTTGAGGTTGTACATTTTCAGTTGTCGCTAGATGAGAATGAGCTTCATGAACTTCATTTAGAAGTGCGGAAAGTTTAGGAAAAATCATTTTTAGATAGGTTTAATAAAGGTTTATATAGATAATATATACCATAACTCTTTAATAGGTTTCAATTTTTATTATTATTTTGTGGGTGGAATATCTTTGATTTTGTCTTTAACATAAGCATCATAAAGAACTTGTCCGATTTGCGCAGAAGCATCATGTTGAGTAATACTACTGTTTTCAATACGATTGCGTAGGGACAACATTAATCTTAATCGCTGAATATCAAAATTATCTTGGGTGGACATTTCGAATAAAACAGGGTATTTATCTGCGAATTCGGGAAACTTTTTACGATAAACACGTAGTTTATCTTTTTGGGTTCCGGAATCTTGACTGATTTCGTTAACAAGTTGAATAATTTCTTCGTTCGATAATTGTTCGGGCTCTGGTTCAGAACGTTTCATTCTATGAATAAGAAACTTTTATATTCTTTAAATTTAAGCGAATGACCCTCCTCTCTTATAGCTACATTGAAACAGAAGCTCCTATAACTATTCCTCCCCGATCTGCCAACGGAGGATTATATACAGGTAAAGAAGCACCTGCTGATGCCCCTTGGCGAAATATACCAGTAATACCAGAAGCACATGTTATGGTAACAGAAAACTTAAAAAGCGCAAACCCACCTCCTCAGAGTGTTTACATGATTCCAGGTGAAACACGTCCTGGAAATAATACCCAGCAGTTCCCAAATCATAAAAAATTATCAGATCAATATCAATTTGTATGTGGTATGTAATAGTAAATACTATACTATTTAATTATAAACTTTACAAATAGTGTTGTAATTTGCGGTTAGATTTTTTGTAATATATCCATAACCTTCATTAATTTGTTCAAAATTTGTAGCACCTGTAATTAGAATTTTACCACTTTCGAAGATTGAAATGGTAACTTTTTTACATTGACCATGTCCATTACCATTTCCTTTACCAAGACATTTTGATTCAGTACATTTACAAATTCCATCTCCATTACCAATCAAAGGATTCCAGAAATATTGAAGCTTAACACCTGGATACGTCTCTGGTTGAAAACTACAGCTATTTTGGTATTTTTCAGAAATTAGGATTAAATGTAACTCTTTTCGACGAATCAAATAAGGCACAGAGAAATCACTATTGATCATTCGAACATAGAAATTATCTGTATGAAATGTAGGCTCTTTTTCAAAAATTTCAGGATTTTCTTGATAAACTTTATAAAGTGTTTTAAAAACCTGACCATGTAAAATTTCTCCTTCTGGAATGGTCTTAAGACCTGTCATTTGGATAGTTCCATTTTTAAAAATTTTTACATTTGGGTAATAATCATTTTGTATTTTATAATATGTTGAAATCGCATTATCAAATTTACGACCTTCTGTCTCAGAATCTTTTTTTTTGGGAGTTTTTTTCTTAAGAGGATTAAATCCTTTTGTTTCTTTTCCGTTACGATCTGTCGCACAAATAAATCCATTTTCAGGATTCTCAAAATGAATAACATTAATTTTATCATATAGTATTGTTAAATCCACACTAGTATTGATTGATCCATTACATGTGATTGTTGAAACTCTATAAAAAGTCGCATCAATATTTTTAGTAGTCATTGAGGAAATCAGGGGCTTTTCGACTGTCTGAAGAAAATGAGTTTGGTGAGTCTTTAACATATTCACAATAGACTAAATCAAATTTTTCTTTAAGTAGATTCAGTTTCTTCATTAATATTTGTAATTGTAAGATTCATTTTTGATTGTAGTGATTTTTTAATATCAACAACCGCTCGTTTACGATATAGTTTTGTTTTATCATTGTTATCAGTTGTTGTTATATTATTTTTTTGTCCTAAATATGAAGTATTTAAAATTTCCATATGAGATTGTACATGAATCATTGGCGGCATATTCATAATATACGTTTTTAGATTTGATTTATGCGCATTACGAAATTCTTCAATTTCCATTGATCCATTAAACATTTTTAATAAATATCTAGATGGTGCGGGGCGAATGGGCGTTTTGAAACCAATTTTTTCAGCAATCATTTGAATCCAACTATGGATTTCCCACATACGATCACTACCATTATGGTTTGAAAAATTATAGGCGGCACTACATTCAAGTGAACAAAAATTACCAAATGTGGTAAATGTTTTATGATAAGCATCGTATTTTACAGGCATACCAAAGTCTTTTGCTCCAATTGAATGACAGCACCAGTAGCAACAATTGGTATGGTCATGTGTTTCAACTGTTTCTTGAGCTACCTTTTTAATCATTTCATTATAATTGTCTTTCATTTCAATTGTAGTTTCTAAAATGTCATTTGTTGATATAAATTGGTTATTTGGAGCGTAAGGTTCTGGATCCATAATATTTGGAGTATATTCTAATGGATTTAGTAATGGATCTGTTTCTATTAATGTTTTAATAATATCAGATTGTATTGGTAATTGTATAATTACATGATCATTTGTATCTGTTTGTACAGGTTCTTCTTTTTTTTTAGTATTTTTACGTTTTCTAGTAGACACTGGTACAACAACATCCGTAATAACCGAATTTTCAGGTTCTGGTATTGGTGTAGATATAGGTACTTCTTCTTCAACAGAAGGAACTGGTTTTTTCTTGGTGCTTTTAACACCTTTCACTGGCATTTTAATATTAATAAATAGGGCTTAAAACTTTAAGCCGAAATAAAAATTAAATTTAAATTATTATAACATTTTCATTAATAATCCTAATCCCTTTACCATTGAGCCGGGTATTTTAGAAATTTCATCTTCAACTGGTGTTTCTTTAATACTTGATTCGAATTTTTCTGAATTTGTTCCAATACATTTGGTACGCATTTCTTTTAGTTCATTTACAATTCCTTTATAAGCGCCATATAAAGCATAACCCAACCAAAGAAAAAAGCCTATAACAATTAATAAAATTAAATTCATAGTGTTTGTACTTAATATTTTATATATATTAATTTGCGAATACCATACCTCCGGAACCACTCATTACTCTAAAAATATTATAATATAATGAATATATTACTATGTCATAGTTATAATTTTCAACAATTGATGGATTTGTGGTTAAATAAAACTGTATCTTATTCACTGTGGATGCGTTAAACGTTCCAGAGGGTTGTATTTTTTCTGGGTATAAAGCAAAACTATAAACATAAACACCATCTTTAGGTGTACGTGTATGATATTGATAAGGTTGAATATAATTAAAATATTCGGGTGTTTTTTCTTCGAAACGATCCATACCGTTCCATAGCATTTTTGCCGTTTTAAGAATATGATAATTTGGTAATTTTGTTAAACTGTTTGTAAAGTTTCCCCAATCATTGAAACGGTTCATATCATCACGGCGTAAAATCCATAATATTTCTTTAATCGGATTTTGAATCATTAAATCAATTGTCTTATTTCCATTAATTCCACCATCTTCTATGCGAAATACTCTTTCGACTAAATAATCATGACTATTTAATGCCATTAAACGTCGTTCACCCTCATCCAAGAAAATGAAATTACATTCTAAATATCCATCAATATCAATACTGGTAGGTGCTGATTGATAACTTGTATTAAGAGGTACTAGAAAACGTTGTAAAGATACATCTAGATTTGGTAAACCAATATTGTCCGTGTCTTGATTGATAGGGATTTCAGACTCTCTTGGATGATTTGCCCGATAATCTAATGGACTTACATAAAGACCACGGGTCGCATCAAATATTTGATAAAGTTCCTCTTGACTTCTTAATTCAAATGTTATATCAATATTTTGATATTGTAAGGCAATTAATGGTAAAGCAAGACCGGGGTTTTTTGTAAACCAAAAGGGCATTGGTAAAAAGAAGCGGCGTCCTTTTATAGATGGTTGCTCAAGTGAAAGTCCTTCTGGATAATGTGTGTAACTTATATTATTATTATCAATTACTACATATGGTGTTAACGTACGAGGATTATTAAAATCTTCTAAATTTCCAACAAGTTTATTATAACCATCTCTTTTATCACTTGTTAATGTAAGCTCATTCCATATATCCATCCATTCACCCCATAATTGATCAATTAATTGAGTATCAATTCGAACGCTACAATTGTAAATTAAATATTGGGCGACATTTTCAATCCAGCGAAAGCGAAATTTATCTGAAGAATAAACATTTGGTAATTGAAATGAAAAATAGACTTCTTGAAGTAAATCAGCTACACGATTAATGCGACATGTAAATACAGATCTTGAAAATTCAATAGTTGGTTTTGTAAGAAACGTTTGACGAACACTTTCCATTGAAAAATTAGTATGTCTTTTATAAACTTGTTTAAAAAAACTCATTTCAGGTGAATTTGTTATAAATTGATTTTGCGCGCCAACGGCAACTAATTGCATAACACCGCCAGCCATATTTTATTCTACTTATGAAGGAATGTTTAAATTAGAGTGATTTATTTATATAGATAAAAATAGATGGAAGATATATATATTGCGATTCCTTCTTACAATCGTAGTTCTTATATACTTCAAAAAACATTAAATTTATTATTTCGTTTTCATATAGCTACAAATAGAATTGCTATTTTTGTTGTATCTGAAGAATTAATCAAATATCAAGAAGCTCTTATAAATTACCCAGATATATCCATTGTAGTTGGTCCAATCGGTTTACATAATATGCGTAATTTTATTAGATTGTATTATCCAGAAGGTACGTATTTATTACAAATTGATGATGATATTGAAGACTTATATGAAATGATAGAAGATATAACCATTCCTAATTTAAAAATATCAAAAAGATACCCATTAATTCCTCTTACGATAGACCGGTTTCGTGAAGAAATAATACGTGCGTTTCAGCAATTAACTTTAAAGGGCTATAACTTTTTTGGAATTTATCCAGTAAAAAATGGATATTTTATGAAAGATCTATCAGAATATACATATGATTTACGATTTTGCGTAGGTGCTTTTTGGGGATGTATTAATCAACATAATACATCTTTAATTTTACAACTTGAAGAAAAAGAAGATTTTGAGAGAACATTGCGCTATTATCACCAAGATGGTGGTGTTTTACGTTTAAATCGTATTGTTCCTAAAACAAAATATTATAAATGTGCGGGCGGCATGCAGTCGCGACCATTTAATCGTATAGAAACATCAAAAGAATCATGTAGTTTTTTATTACATCATTATCCAAATAATTGTCGTTTATATACATCAAAAAAATCAGGAATATGGGAGGTTCGATTGAAGGCGTAATGCCGTCGAAGTAAAGGTTCGATTGAATGGTTAATTTTAATCAGATAATTGTTTTTTTGTTGGTTTTGTAGCAATGTTGTATAAATCTTGATCTAACGTATTATCACCTGGAACTGGAGCGCTTGCTTTAGTAAAGCCCGCATTGAATAAACTATCAATTTCACCAGCAGTTAAAATATAATTGTAATATGTTAAATCTGCCATCATTAAGCCTTTTTCAACAGCGGGTTGATATGTTTTATATGCTACACCGCCAATTGTATTAGTTAATTGAGGAGCTATATGTAAATTACCATCGTTTAATTTTAATACACTCGCTGATTTATCTGATTCATTTATTTGGTTGAGTTTTCCATCAACGTAACGATCTAATTCAAGCATGCCATTTACGTAAATGCGGCATCTAACTTTATTACGGATAGGGTATGGATCTTCTGGATATGTATCTTGTACAATAACGGTAATCATACTCCATTTTTTATCAAATTCTTCTTTATTTAATCCATTTAGTGTTAATTTATGAGCATTTGCTGTATTCCAGTTGGGATTTGTTGGGGAACATATGTTTGGTGAATTTTCTGAAATAGCATCTACACTTTGAATTGTATTAAATTCAACTGTAAGATTTTTAGCACATTGTTCTAATTTAACTAATGGATTTTTGATAAGAATATCTGTTTTATTAACTCCGCAAATATTTTTATAATTTCCGAGCTCTTTATGACCTTTTAAGAATAAAATAACTGGGGCACCACCTGAAGGGTTGGAAGGTGTTGTAGAAGGATTCATTGTAGAAGCTTTGAATCCAGCATCACCAGCTAATTCTGTAGAATCTGTGCAGGAAGAAGTAAATTCTTTATCATGATCAATATATAACCAAAAATTATAAGCATATTCTACTCCTGCGCCTTGATTATAAGATTGAGAAATATTACGATAAGAACCATTTGTTGAATCATTTGTATCATATACCTCATTCGATATATGGTTAAAATCTTTTACACCAGTAAATATAGGTGTTGATATTTTTACTACCCCTGTAGATCGTTGTATTGATTTGATAAATTCCATATTATAGATAGTAAAACCTATAATAAAAAATATTATTACAAGCGAAATTGCTAAAATAACTTGTATTAATGCCATTCTCTTTACACTTAGTATATAAAAAGAAAAACAATTAACATAAATAAATAAAAGAATGATTCGTTATAAAATACACTTAGAACGCCCTAAATATATACATCATCCTAAGTTATATGCTTTAACATCACGAGGAACTTACTATGGTGTTCATCGAGATATGATTTTAAAAAACTATGATCCAAAATGTTCTAAATCATCATTATTAATGTTTGTTGAAAAAGCCCACGCATTATCTTTTCGACTTTTTTTAGAACAACAACAAAAATCGAATTTAATGATGGATCGTATTTTAGATAATAATTTAACGAATAATGTAATACGAAGTACGAGTTTACAACCATTATTAATCGAACAAGTAACTTCACAACATTTAGAAATATTATGTTTATTAAATTTTTTTAATTCTATTATTGTGAATAAAGTTCAAAAAGAACAACAAGGCATCTTAGTATGCGGTTATGAATTTATAACTTATGATATTCCGAATAGACAAATTATTGAATATAATTTATATAAATCTTTTAATAATACTTAATTATTTAACCAACACGATAAATTGGAGAGCGTAATCCATATGCGGGTAATCCTAATTTGCTAGTGAGGTTATCCATGGGACCCTTGAGGTATTCCTTGTATACTTCACGAGCATTCATGTCATAGTTGGTGAACCCAACCTTTCCAACTAAACCAGCAAATCCAACGTTAATAGCACCGGCAGCATTTCCACCTAACCAAATGTCTCCTTTCTTTGCTAATTGTAAATTTTGGAAACTATATTGGACTGTAGTAGCGTTTGATAAAGTAATCTTTTCAGATGAACTGATGGATTTAACAAGTTCACCATCCATGTAAAGATACATATTACCACGGTTTACAGTTTCATTTACAATTACTGAAATATGAACCCAGCGTTGAAGAGGAACGTAGTCTACGATAATACCATGTGTAGCCATGTCTTTTAGAAGGGCATCTTCATCAGAAACAGCATTAATTGCGGCTAATTCACCTGCGGTACATAAAGTTGCTGCGCAGGCAGTAGCGATTGATTTCTTACTTTCATAAATAATTTCGTCCCATTTCTTTGTTGCGGTTGTGTCATTTGAATCTAATGATCCAAAGCGAATATATAATTTGTTTAGTGTTTTATCTAACATTACCATGGGTGAAGCGCCTACAGGGTTTTCATCTCCACGATGTAAGATATGGCGATAAGATCCTTGGTATTTGTTAATATCATGAATATATACCCAGAAGCTGAACGACATACGTCTTCCATTTAAACTTGTAGGGATTCCATCACCTGAGGCACGAGTGTAAATATTTCCAAGCGCTGGAACTTTAGTTTCTGGGACTATCCATAGAATTTTATTAGAAATAACACTGGAAATGTAAGTATATAATAGATAAGCTACGAAGAATATCAAAGCAGCAATAACAATCGATATAAATACTGTAATTCCGTATTTACCACTAAATTCTTTTACACTTTCAGCGGTTCCAGAAACAGCTGTTGAAACACCGGATGCTACAGATGCGGCGGTATCCGAAACAGATTGACTAACTCTAGCTGTTGTTTCAGCAATGGATGGTGTTTGAGCGTCTGCCATTACTTTCCTATTAATGTATTCATAGAAAAATTATTTTATAGTTTTCAATTGATGTGCCCAATAATACCCTATTTCAGAAATTGGTAAATGATGGGGCAATTTTTCATAAAGAGAACGGTGTAGTTTTTTTTGGGTCGATATATAACTTAATAATTTTGTAAATTCAATGGTTATTGATATATTTTTATATTTTTTTATGGATATTCTTTGATTATATTGTTTTATAAGTTCAGTTAGAAATCCAATTGGTAATGTATCATTATTTCCTGACCCACCGCGATACATCCATTCTTCAAAGAAAAGGTAATTTTTTAAAAATGTTGTATATTCATTAAATGAATAAACTTTATTCGCATTCTCAATTACTTTAAGCGGGTGAATCCATGGATCCTCTTGTAAAACCATATAAATTTCCTTGTTATTTAATGTTTTAAATATATTATCTATTGTAAATATCGAATCTTGACTGTATAATAGTGTCGGTTTATATTTTTTACTATTCATTTCAAGAATAGATTGAATAGCAGCATAAATACTTCCATTCGACATTTCACAAATATTTTTTAAATCAGATTGCTTTATAAGCTTAATCGAAACACGTTCTCTTAAATATTTTTGAATTTCTTTACTAGATAGCGTTTCAAAATAATATATTTTACATAATTTTTTTAATTCACCCGTTTTTTTCTCTGCTTCATGTTGTCCAATTATAATACATGGAATGCAATTTGAATAAGTATTCCAAAATTTTACAATTGTTGAGGGAATATTACGATCCATTTTAATTAATGTTTCTAATTCATCAATCAATAACACTCTCTTTTTTTTATTTTCTTGAAATGTAAATATGTCTTTCCATTGATGTAATTTAATTAAACGATCTTGTAATATTTTTGAATTTTCACAATTAGTACTATCTATTTTAATACATTCATAATCATATTTAGTTGCTAATAATTCAATTGTTTTCGTTTTTCCAACACCGGATGGACCGATAATCATGTAGCGATCATTTAATTTTAATTCATTAAATTGTTTTTCAAGCTCTTTAATAGTACTATTATTTCCAACAATATCGTCTAAACAATTTATATCAAATATTTTTTCCATTTTTAATTAATTAATAATAATTCAATCCAAATTCCTAAATAATAACAAATTATAGCCATCATTGGGAAAACAATTATAGGAGAAAATACACTTGATTCTTCTGATTTATATGTACTCCATGATTTAACATGTCCTTCTGCTGTAAACATCATTGAAGGTTTTACAGATATAATTATTATTACAAAAACGATATAAAAAATAGTCGCAATTTGCCATCTATTAAGTAACATCTCTATATCCATACTAGAATAAAAATTGAAATTTATTATATTACTAGTATAATTAACTTATTAAGTATTATTCAAAAATGAATTCTGAAATTATCGCCCTTTACAAATCTTTCAACGAGATGAAAAATAATATTTCCGATTTTGAGGATAAAATTAAAAATATTATGACCATTGAGTCTAAAAACGAAAAAATTAATCTAAAAAACGATAAAATGGTTAGTCCTTCTGAAAAGCACATTGTCGATAATTCGCAAATTTATATTCCTTCGAATATGATTCCTATGATGACATTTGATGATGCTCTTAAAACGGTAAAACTAGATAAAATTCATCTAAAATCATATGATTATAGTATTACCGACACACGAGATGACTATCGTTTTGCCGCACTTGTTTATGCGATTAAGAATGTATCCATCGAAGATGTATTCAAACGACTACAAGCATTGATTGTTATTTGGACTCATCAACTTCTTACTCATCGTAACTCTGGCGCTGGAGCGTATACTGATCGTCTAATTAAAGATTACAACAAACTTCATGAGCATGTAAAGACACTAAACAAGACTGTTTCTAATAATGTACCACATAGTGTAGTACCTAAAACGGATGTTCCTACTACATCGGCACCAGTCACTCTAACTAAACGTCATGATGCACCTATTACACTTAATCTAAAATCATATGGCTACAAAGCATTTATCGATAATGATTTTGACAGAAAGGCATCTCTTATTACAGCTGTAATTAATACAAACCTAGATACAGTTCTTCATACTCTAAAATTCAAAATTTCACTTCTAAAACCATTTTCTACACCATCTACTTGTCCAACACTTCATGAGACAAATTCGCAAATTATTAAACATATGGAACGAGATATTGAGGCTCTTACAGAATTTTATAAAGATAAGTCATCTATTAAATCTGATGAGAAACCAATTCATCTAACTACATATGGTTATCATATCAGTGAACCAGTTCAAAAAAAACGTATTAACGCTCTAAAAAAAGCAGTTATGAACACTTCTAAGAAAGCAGTTATGAACCGAATTTCAGAACTACAAACAATTTGGAAGGCGCGTGCCAATCAAGCAGGTTATCCATCAGTAACATCTGCTGTGACAGCTAAAGAATATCTTAAACGTCTAGACCTTGATTATGATGAAATCATTATTATGTAAAAAACGTTATTAACTTTCTTTGTAAAAAGTAAATGAAATATCTATTCATTTTATTAATATTTATTCTTATTAGCATTATTATTTTATATTTTTCTAAGAAAACTGAATATTTTCAAGAAAATATATCTTCTCAAATGATTCTAACGTCACAAAAATTAAATTTTGAAAAGATTTTATCAAAAAAATATTCATCCATTATTAACTTACCCTACCAAGGTTGGAATTACGTTATATTTAAATTAATGAATCAGCAAAAATTATCTGTTTATAATAATCCTGAACATATAGTATTAGATACTAAAGATTATATAAATTATGGTAGATCATTACCTTTTACTGTTTTACCAAAAGGCTACTTTTGTATTTTAACAAGTAATGCGAAACGAACAGAGTTTCAGTGCGGATTTGATTGGGCAGATAAAAAAATAGGCTTCTTAGATCGTGTAGAAAAGAATTTGATTGATGTTTTATTATATGGATACCGTACTCATGCTAAAGTATCTTCTATATCCATTCAAGATTTAGATAGATTATCAGATTTATTTGATAATACAAAGGAAAACTATGATGCGATTGTACTATACATAGTGCCTAAATCACCAATGGCAACATTAATCTCTCAACAAGATTTAACGTTATTAGATTTTGATTTGATTGATATAAATCGATTAACAGTTAGCTATCCCAAACTTGAAAAAGAAGATATGCTTAAAACGGATATATTTGGATTAAATCATAAAATTCAATCGAAATCAGATGTCATTTCTTTAATTACGACACAGCTAATTGATGTTGAATTATATAAAAAAAAAATAGTTGAAGAAACATTTATAACCAGTTTAAAAATGTCAAAAGAATTTGTAGATAAAGATTTTAAATGCTTAGGAGACGAGTCAGCACAATCTAAATTTTTATGTGAATCACCTTATAATTTTATGGGCGAACCAAAAAGCGGACCCAATATTTGGGATAAAAAATGTGAAAAAAACGAAGAGTGTCCATTTTATAAAGCAAATAAAAACTATACAAACAATCGAGGTGGCTGTAATAAAAAAGATGGAACCTGTGAAATGCCGTTAGGTGTTCTAAGAATTTCTTTTACAAAATATTTAGATTTAGATCCCTATCAACCTTTTTGCTATCAATGCCAAAATCCTAAAAATAAAAATTGTTGCGAAGACCAAGAACGGTTGGTTGAATTAAAAAAGAAAAACCCTAATGTAGCGTATACATTTTTAAAATCAGCAGATTATGCTTTTGAAAATGATACAGAAGAACGAATGGCTGAAAAATTACCCACAACGATCCTTCTATCGGATTAAATTTTACTTGTAAAGTATAGAGAATATGAAATATTGGAATTATTGGTTAGTTGTTCTTTTAGTTGTTTTATTTGTAACGTTTTATTTAAAATCAACTTATCCCGAAGGATTTGAAGATTCATACCCAGGTTATAACGTAACTATTAACTATGAAAATGTAAGTAAAGATATCGCAGATCGTCATCCAATTCAATCTTCTTTAGTTCAAGATCTTAATTTACGCTATAAAAAAGCTTATAACTATGAGCTTGAAAATAAAGCCTATCAAGAAGCATTAATCAAAACATTTAGTTTAGGTAAATCTTGTTTAGTTAAAAATGATTATACAGAGGATCAACCTGTAAATAGAACATTAAATCCCTCAATCAAAGAAGCATATGTTCAGGCGACAGAAGTAATACAACAACAAATAAAATCATCTCCTTATTTTGATTTACCAGATGGTAGTCTTCAAATTATTAATCCCATACAAATGGTTCATGATAAATTAGTTGGTTATCAAATTCATAAAACAATTCCAGATCATATTTTACTGTATATTGATGCCATCTTTTACAGAGAAGCAAAATATCATGGAAAACATGTAGGTTTTATTGTTTTAGCTCAAAAAAATAAAAAGTGGGACATAAAGGTAATGGACGCAACTGTTAAAGGTGTCATATTTGAAGATCAAATAGCTCTTTTCCCAGTTCAAGCCAATGATGCTTATCAGAAAAATGAAGATTTATCATTTTACTAATTAATATTCATCGTCTCCTAAATTATCAGGATTTTCTTCATCATCATTCTCACCTAGGTTTGGATAAAATTCATCTTCACCATCTCTTTCAAAGTCATCTAAAATTTCTTCATTATCTATTTTTTCTTCTAATTTATGTTTGAAACGCTCTAAATAATTATTTAATTCTGATAAACCTAATTTTTTATTTTCAACATAATTACGTCTTTCTTCAGGTGTCATTTGATCAATTAATGTTAATTTTTCAAGATTTTCTTGTTCCCGTTGTTGAGCAATATATTCTTTAAAATCTATACGAGTATTGAATAATTTAGTTTGAACCCATATTAACATTTCTTGACTTACCTTTCCTGTAAAATTTTTAATTAAATCAGCTGCGAGTGTAACATCTGTAATTACAAGTACATTTTTATGAGCAAACTCGGGCATCGCTGGGAAACAAAGTTGGCGCACTATGAAATATTGTAATAAACGTTTCATCATTTGTTCTTGTACTTCATTATAGTAGCCTTGAATCTCCATTATTTTTTTATAAAGTAAATCATTTTTATGAAAAGTTTCCATTAAATAATTTTGATCGGATGTTGATAATTGAATATACTTATATTGTACTTGCTGTAATTTACGATATAATTGAAACAAATCAGGTACTGTTAAATTATAAATATCTTCTTGAAAGGATATTGGTAATCGCAAAGTAAAACGATATATATCCATGTATTTTTCAATTAATGGTACTAAATTACGAGCGCCCGTTAATAAAACAGTATAATCATTGACTGGCATAAACGGTTTAAACTCTTCATATATTTCACTTACTTTACTTAATTCTAATTTTTCATATATAATATTATCTTCATTCTTTTCAAATGTTGGTTTTTCAATAGACTCAACCTCTTTTAATTTTTGTGATAATGAAGGTCTTTTATCAACACCATAACGTTGAGTTGCATATAATTTTTTAATTTTATAAGCTTCTTTTACTAAAGCAGACCAATCATAGTCAGAACGGTATTTTTCATTTAATGATTGTAAACAACAACCTAAATGGATTTTCTTGGCAATGCTAGATTGAATGAGAACCGATGGTAAATTCTTTAAAAATTGCATATAATCCGATAAATATTTTGCTTTATTACGTTGTTCGACTGTATTTATTATTTTTTTCTTAATAATATCTCCTTTTTCCATTAAACCTTTGTTTACAACTTCTTTCTCAAATGTTTTAAATTCTTCTTGGAGATTTAAGACCCTTTCATTTATTTCATCTTCAAATATGCTAACCCATTTACTCAAGTAGTGTTCACGATTTAAATTAATAGCATATGTATTCCATAAACTTCCTTTTGTAAATGTTAATTCATGAAGAATACATAGAAAATAATTTACCATGCCTTCTTTTTTTACCTTAAAACCTTCCATTGGCATACCATAAGGAGACCATGATTGAATACAATTTAAAGACCCTTGCCATATATTGAAATTTAATGTGCGATGGATTACTTGAAATTGTAATTCACAAATCCATATTGCGAAAAATACATTAATATAATTAAATAAGTCATTACGGTATGATTTATAAACTTCATCTATTTTTTGTTTTACTGTTTGATAAAGAGCTGTCGGTACAAGAGCTTCAATATAATTATCAGATTGATCCATGTCCATAATGGAAAGACTTTTTAATATAGATTCATCTAATTCAGGTAAATTATCTTTTAATTGAGTATATTTAGATAAACGTAAAGGAACACTAAATTGTGAATGAATTCTTTCAAGATCTAAAGGAAGTCCGGAGGCTTTTTGAACTTCCAAAATCATACGTAACGCTACTTCTAGAAGTTCTCTTTGACTTTCTTCATATGAACTTATATCCATTGGTAATAGATCATCATATATAGGGATTGGTATTTCATCTGTGTCTTCATTTTCAATAGTAAATTCATCAAATGAAGAAAACATAGCATCTGTGTTTAATTGGTCATCCGTACGATCAACACTTAATACAGCGCCCCTTTTAATTTGTTTAATTTCAGGAACAATTGATATTAATGGACGATCAAATTCATCATTTATAGAATAAGCTGTACGTAAATAACGATCAAATTCATGTTTAAATGTTTCTTCTAATTCCTCACTGTTCCATTGACTAATACGTTTCATCCATTGATCTAATTCGTTTAATCTTTCATTTAATAACATTGTTTTATAAAGTTCAACTGCTTGAATTAAATCTTCGGGTGTTTTTATTGCCATCGCAAAATCATATACTGTTTTAGGAAGATTTGATGTATTTATGCGAGGTATTTGAGAGGATTCTAAATATAAACGATATAAGTCTAATAAATTGGACTGAATAGTTTCTAAGATTGGAAATATTTTTGTTATAATTTCTTTTTGAACTAAATAAAATGCCATGCCACCGATATCAGGTAAAGACAAAGCACTCGGCTTATGCTCTAGCGGTTTTAAAAAATCAAAAACTTCCTTGTCTTTATTTCTTAATTTTTCTAAATATTCTTGTAATATATTCCAATCTGGTTCAGTATATTCATCTAAATCAATGCCATAATTCATAAAATGTTTCCATAGATCGTATAAATCAGTAACATCTTTCAATGATTTAACATAATCATTAATGTACGGCTTTTGAATTTTTAAAAGTATTTCATTAAATTCTTCAATGGATTGAACATTTATTGGAATTTCTTTCCAGGATGACTGGGTTGAATCTATTTTATCTGCCAAAGTTAATTTTTTGAAACGATTATTTGATGGAGAAATACCTTGATATGTTTTTAATGAATTTATTTTACCACTGATTGTATCTTTTAATAAAAAAGTAGCACGATCACCCGTTTCTAATTCAACTTCACCGATTGGTTGAGTCTGAGGTAAATCTTCAGTATTTGTTGATTCAAAATTGAAAAAAGCCTTATATTTTTCATCACGACGAATAAAATAATTATCGATTTTATTAGTTACATCTAAATCTTCAATAAATTTTTCAGGTTCTTCTTCTACATCGTGACGTTGAATTGTCATCGTTGGGACAACTTTTAATACAATATCAGAATCCTTACTTTGACCTTTATTAATAATTTCAGAATGTAATGTTAATAAGCCTTCAACTTTTCGTCGAAGTGGTATTGTTGTAGTATCCTTATTTTTTTGTAATAATAGTATTAATTGATCAAACAATTCGGCTGTAGAAAATACATTGATACCTACCTTTTTTAGATCATCTTCTATATCAATATCATCTTCAACGGAAACCAATTCATTAATTGTTATTTCCGGTAAATCTTCATCTATATAAATTATGGATTCCATTTAGGGGATACCTCTAATGATTTTTAGAGAAGATAATTCACGAGATGTTTATTCAAAACGGATCCAAGCATCATAAACCTCTTTTAGTTGATTACTAACAAGTCGTAAACAATGTTTATAAGCAGCTTTAAATTCAATTGCTGTTGCGCGTATGTTATCTGAATTTTTGAGAGTCATACGGATAATAATTTTTGGATCCAATGGATGGGGAGCATAATAACCAATATAGGACATTTCAAATTTATTATCTAGAATTTTCTTTGTTTGACGAATAAACTCTGAATGAATTAGTGATTGAAATAGATTTCCAAAGGTATCATCTTCGTGAAATACATGAAGATCGTATGTATCCGCAATTTCTTCATGAGGACGCAATTCAATTTTAGTGGATCCTTGAACATCAAGTTCACGATCAATGGTTTCGGTTTTTGTGCGAAGAATTTCAAGAGATTTAGCAATAATATACTTTGGTTCTAGACCTGTTTCAGGCTCAATTGAAAATTGAAGAATAGTTGCTTCACCATATTCGTTTTTGAAATAATTTCTTTCTTTTTGTAGAATATCCTTAACATCTTTATTCTTAACACTATCTTGAACATAAAAGAAAGCACATAGTGATACAGCAGAGAACGAAGCATGATCTTTAGCGTTCTTTTTGACAACCATTGCTTTAAACGCAAGTTCTTCCCCTTGACGTAGACGTGTAAGAAGAATTGGTTTTTTAGTTACTGAATTAACTGGAAATAGACGCTTAATATCACGTTCAACTAAATCAACACCATTATGTTTTCCTTTAAAATCATGTGTTGTAATATTTTGTGTTGCTGGATTTGTATTCTTAATATCCATTGAAAACTCCCATTCATTTTCGATAAATCCTTCAAGTTCTTCTTCCGTGAAATGAATTGGAATCATACCAATACGATGTGTCATGAATTCATTATGTAGAGGACCATTATTTTTTTCAATTTTGATACTGATATCATCTTCTCCCATAAATCCCAACATTGGAATTTCTGCCATAATAACTCGGCGCATGCTATTTACAATAGCTAAATCCATGTTATGAATTTCAAACGAGTATCGATTAGCTATTTTATGTATTTCTTGTTCTTTCTTTGTAAGAGTATTCATAACATTTTTGAAACTAAAAGCGCTCATTGTATTCTAATAGAATGTTATAATAAAAAGAAATCAAATTTTTAAACCCTTAATTTTCATTTAAAGTTATTTATTTTAATATAAAATGACAGAACCTTCATCCTTTTATGATAAGCCTCCTCAGTCATATAATGATGTATACGAATATATTATTAAATGCACGACGATGAGTGTTCTATTTAAAGGAATAGTCATTTAAATATTCAGATTGTTTGCGGCGTATCTTACGCGTACGCTGTGAAAAATGCCTCCCAAAATGCGTCGTCCATGCAGCAACTTGTCAAGTGTTGAAAATATTGTGTACAACTTTGACATATTGAGTTTAAAGTCGCTGGAGACGTACCGATTTTACTTGAAAGAACATCTGGATTTCATCACGTATCGTATGGATCGAGCCATAAAGTGCAGTGAAGAGATTGAGAGACGCGCAAGCAAATTTTTATGTGCTCCAGAGAAACTTACGGATCTGATAAATCTAATGAATGAAAAACGTCCTATTGGTGAGAACCAATGTCATACCTTGGAAACCTTGCGCCGCGAAGAAAGTCAGTTTATGTTGTTAAGGTACGTTGAGAACACCAGCACTGCGCGTCGTACTGCAAACGTCGCTGGTACGTTTTACATTCGCGCGGGACTGGGGATGGACGCGAAGGCGGCGGAGACGGCGGAACACGAATATGAAGTGAAGCTGTATAAGCACGGTATGAATGAAAAAGGAAGCTTTTGGTGCAATTGTCCTGAGAATAAGTTCAATTCAAAAAAGAAAGACATCGTGTGCAAACATATCTGCTTCATAGTCTGCAAAGCTGCCAATATACTGGATGTTGCGTATTTTCAAAGCAAGCAATTGACGCAAGAACAGTTTGATGCCGTTGTGAGAGTGGGAGAGAATTTGGCGCTACCAGAGTGAAGGATTGGTAGCTTTTATGGAAAAAGAAAATGTGTTCGTTTTTGGATTTATTTGGACTAGCTAGAGAAGGTTTTGAAACTAAAAGCGCTTATTGTATTCTAATAGAAAGTTATAATAAAAAGGAATTAAATTTTAAAACCCTTAATTTCCATTTAAAGTTATTATTTTTTTAATATAAAATGACAGAGCCTTCATCCTTTTATGATAAGCCCCCTCAGTCATATAATGATGTATACGAATATATTATTAAATGGCTTCAACCAATTACACCGCCGTCAGTCATAATACACGAGGGTGTTTCTTGGAGCCAAACATTTGGCTTTAAACGAGCATTTAACACTCATGGAGTATTTACAAGTTCCAATGGGTTTGCTTTTCATGTAGAAGATGATGGAAACATGCACGACTTTCCTAATTTTGGCACTTATGAATCGTTTGATAAAATGATCGATGGTGTTGTAAAACGTTATTGTGAACTTTGGAAGATTGAATGTTTATAATATTATGGTTTAAGAAAATTGCGTCTAAATTATATTCAGTAAAATCCATTCTCTTAACAAGAATGATATTATTTTATAGTAATTATTGTACATCATCTCAAATGTTATTAAACCAATTAGATCAGTATGGTGTTAAAAAACATTTTAAAGTTGTAAATGTTGAGAAAATATTATCAAAAGGTCTTAAACTTCCTGAAAGCGTTACAGTTGTACCTAGTTTAATGTTAATGCCTCAAAAAAATGTATTATCAGGAAAACAATTATTTGATTATTTATTATTACCAAATAAAGGCTTGGTATTTTTATTGGATAAACAAGCTTTATCACAAAAATCAGACACTGATAAAGGTACTGCTTCTAATGAATTAGATGGTCCATCTGCTTTTGGATTTAAAAATAATTGTTCAAGTGACTTATTTTCATTTATTGAAGAAGATTCACATGAAAGTGATCCACATAAACAATACAATTGGTCAAATTTACAAGATGATGGTGTTATTTTAACAAATGAAATGATGTCTGCTTCAACCGCAGAAGCATCAAGCGGTGGTAAATCAACACCTGATTTATCTAAATTACAATCAGATCGTGCCATGGATTTACAAAATTATTTAAACACTTCCACATTACCTCCAGCATCAACAAACGCTTAGAAACCAAAAAATGGATTTTCTTGAGAAATTTAATGATTTATTTCGTGAAATGATTCAAGATTTAATAAACGTATTTCCAAAAGATTCTGAATTACGTATGTATAAACTGGGAATCGAAGCTTATTTATTTGCTGATAAAAATGCGATCAGCAGAGTGTTCTATAAGGAATTTTATGTACCATATAGTGAAAAAATTAAAAATGAGGATGAAAGTTTCTTTTTAGAAAAAGACTATCAGGAATATGGTAAATATCAAAATGTGGGTGATATTATTAGTAAATTAAAAAAATGCTGGTTAGAACTAAATGATGAAAATAAACAAGCTATTTGGAAATACTTTAAAGTTTTATCTATTTTAAGCGAACGCGTTGAAGCTTGATAAATTTTTAACTTCTTTTTACTTAAAGATTAATACAAAGAATTTGATTATATGAACGATCAAAGAGTTTACGTATTTAACCAATATTACATTGATTTATTGAAGAAAATTAAAACATATGCTAAAAATTCAAAAGAGACTAGTAAGCCCGCACGGGATATATTAAGAGCTATTAAAAAGAATTATGCTAGCATGGACAAATTAGCCGATAGCTATATTGGTATAATGGATATGTCGGAGGTTTGGACTTCTTACGATGAACTAGAAGATCCTTTTTCATTTAACCCAGAATCATTTGAATTATACAATGGTATGAATTATTTATGGGTCAAGGAATTATTTACCGATAAATATACATTACATCATTATTTAATGATTCTAAATTTGTTCCGTCAACCTGATTTAGATGTGGATAATGTAGTCGAATCTTTAAAATTTTTAACAAATAAAGATTTTGAAGAAAAAATTAAAGTAATCGAATCAGAATACGTCAAAGAGCATCTCATGAAAATTAAAAAACTTCATAGCAGTCGTACATCTAATTTATTTGAAAATGAATTAAAAGATTTGGAATCGACCACACTTGGTAAGCTAGCTAAAGAAATTATGAGTGATATTAATGTCGAGGAACTTCAACAATCTTTCCAAAATGAAAGCCTTGATATATTAGGATCCCTACAAAACCCTAACAGTGGATTTGGAAAACTTATTAGTTCTGTAAGCACAAAAATGTTATCAAAATTAGCATCCGGTGAAATTCAACAAGAAAAATTACTAGAGGATGCTTTTGGACTTGCGAGTAAACTTCCAGGAATGTTACCAGGTGATATCGGAAAAAATATGGGAGGACTTGGTAATATGTTAAGTCAACTTCAAAAAATGGGTTTAGATCCCAGTAATATGATGAAAGGAATGGGTATGAATGGCGCACAAAAAAGTGCTGCCAGTTCTCGTATGAACAGTGCTTCACGTAAAAATAAGATGTCTGAACATTTAAAACAAAAAATTCGTGAAAAGGCTTCTAAAGAAAAATAATAATCAAAGCGATTTAGTAGAGTATAAGATGTCAGAAAAAATTTGGTACGATGATTTATTAGTTTTTATAACAAAAGATAACTTTTATCAAATATTACCACTCAAAGAAATGTCACTAGAGGAAAAATTAAATTCTTTATTACGTTTCTTCTTATATTTATCCATTATTTTGGCATTGATTCAAAAAAGCAGTAAATATATATTTATTATATTAATCGCAGCAATAATGTCTATTGTTATTTATCAATTTGAACAAAGAGATAGAACATATGCTGAAACATTTTTAAAAGAACGTGATTTAGAAATTGTAGATAACCGTTTATGTACACGTACTACGATTGACAATCCTTTCATGAACACTAGCATTGTAGATATTAAATATAATGCGAATCGTCCATCTGCTTGTGACTTGGATAAAATTAAAGATCGCGTAGAAACTAATTTCAAAGAACGCGTCTTCAAAGATGTCAATGACATTTGGGGGAAAAGTTACGGCGCCCGCGAATTCTATACCATGCCTTCGACGACTATACCAAACGACCAAGAAGGATTCTCTAAATGGCTCTATGGTACACCAGCCACATGTAAAGAAGGAAATGGATTAGAATGTCATCAAAACTTATATCGTCCTATTATGCGTTAGTAAAAATAAATATATTCTTAAAGGTATAGAGATTACCGGATGTCTAAAGAACGTATTTTCTTAGATTCTAAGAATTATTCAACCGATTGCTGCGCCAGAGAAGCTCGCGATGCTCAAAATGAACAAATCTATGGTTATAATTTATATAAAAATTTACCAATTGTTTCTTGCGAAACACCTAAAGTACGTTCTCCTGATTTTCAATATGATCATCCCAATTTACGTGCCAAAGTTGGTTACGGATACACCGACGATTGCCTAGTTGACGAAGATTCTAAATTCCGCACAGATCCCAACACATTAACACGTGATCGCTGCAGAGTTCAATTATTTGAACGTTTATTCCAAGGTTGCCCTAATTTAAAACCTGGTGTAAGTGACCCAGGAGCTGAATTAGCCATTCAACAAGGAACAAATAACAGTATGATTGAAGGAAGACAAATTCCTTGCAAAAAAGCAATTATGGAACAGAAAATTGTCCACCCAACTCCCCTTGTAAACTGTATGCAAGATATTCAAGATCATACACATATTGTTCCTACATGGACATGGGGTGGCGAACCAACCCGCGATTATGTTCGTCGCAAAGAATTCCTAAACCGTTGCGGTTACGGTGGAAAGACTTTACATTAAAATTTCCACCATGATTCTTCATTCTCATTTGTTTTTTCGTTTTCTTCATAAAAAGTTTCTTTACACGTATATTGGCGTACGATTGATGCGTAATCGTATTTCTTTTCACCAGTAACCAAATCCAATGAATATTGGTATGTACAAACACCATATTGGATCTTATCTATTTTTTTAAAGACACTTATATCACTTTTTTTAAAAAACTTACAATCTCGACATAGTTTCGGTACAGGTTGATTTAAAATTATTTTGGCTATAGCTGATGACATTTATTATAAATAATAATTTTCTTTTTAAATCGTATCTATAATTAGAAATGAGCTTTAATCGTTTAACATACGATCATTGTCGTTATGCAAGAGAACTTGGCGGAAATACATCTATTTTAGGCTATGTCTTAAACGAAGATCGTTATGAACACCCTGAGAAATGCCATCATCGTTTAGGTTTATTAGGTGGTCCTTCTGTATCCCAAGTAAAAGGTAATTTAGTAGATATGGAAAGTGAACTTCTTGGTATCACACGTTTGTTATCTAAATGTAGCACTTCCAAAGCTAAACCTTTAGAACAAGAGCCTTTTATTATCAATGATAAAACATCTCCAATTGATACCACTAAAAATCACTTACCAACCTGCCAAATGTTCGCATATCCATCTGTTCAAATGCCACCTCCAATGAATTATCCCCATTGCCGCCGTTAAATTTTGTTTATAATAAATAATGAACTTCCCTCCGGATACAATTTGTTTAAAAGACCCTAATGCTTTTTATATTCCAATTGAAAATACCACACCACCGATTGGCTACTGTTTATGCCCTGAAAATACTGGTATTTTTGATTACAATAAAGACAATACAGGAACAATGAAATGTACTACAGAAACATTATACGATGGATACAAATTTGCCGAATATACAAGTAATGCTTCATTGGTTCAACGTAATTTCAAATACGCAAGTGGATGTGCGACCGGTTATAAACAAACCGCATTGCCAAGTTATAGTAATTATCTAAAATGTACCGCTGAAGCATGCCCTCCTAATTGGAAAATGGTAGGAAGTAGTAATTGCGAACGTACAATTACTGGAAAAAAACAAGTGATTGCTTTATCAACCCTTGGCTATATCGCAATTCCACCAAATACTCCAAATTACTCTCTACCAAAGGAAGAACCTAAAATAGAACCAGTTATTGAAAAAAATTATGATCAATTATGGAAAATATTAAAATATGTAGGCTGGATTATTTTATTACTAGTATCTGTATTATTAATAATGTTTGTATTATCTAAATTATTCTCATCTTCGGATGAAACAGATAACGCTACACCTGTAGCACCAGCTGCCGCTCCAGCACCTTCGATCATTACACCAGTTCAACAACCACAACCAGCACCTATGATGAATAGTCCTAGTTCTCAAGAACAATTAAACCAAGAAATTAGAGGCGGTAAACTAAGAGTAAGAAGAAAATAAATGTTAAGATATATCAAGGATATAAATGTCAAAAACTAATTTACGCCAAGATCCATGCTCTTATGAAGAAAAACTTAGTAGATCTACTGGTCCTGGCATGTATATGTTAGCAACTCCCGCAAATGATTGCCAAGACTGTGGTCGTGATATTCCCAACGATCCTTTCATTCGTTGGCAAAATTGGGGTCCTGGATTTTGCGAATATGGATCAACAGTTGATGTTAATAGCGAACTTAAAGGACTCAATTACAAAAACACACAATGTGCCAAAGAACAATATTACCCAGGTAAATATACTCCCCCTGTAGATGGTGTATGTTCCGCTAAAGGTCAACAAGATCCTCGCAAATGCATGGCTCCTACAGAATCTACACGTCTTTCAAATCCTCCCTGCACATTAAAAGGTACAGGCTGGAATCGTTGGGAATGGTTATGCTATGATCCTCAAGAAAAAGCTGTAGTACCTTTCAACTATTTAGTAAGCAATCGCATTATGTCTAAAGATAACCATAAACCATGCATTCCCAACCCAGTTGACGAAACCCCTATCATGCCTCCTTCCAATAATGTAGATATGGAAACAATGTTCCGTCAATGGAAAGCACCCGCTTCTTGCGGAGCTACAGCACCTGGAAATCCTAACCAAGTTTCATGGAGATCTTGTGAATCCATTCAACAAATGTAATATTTTTCTGTAGTTACAAGTAGAACAATTATGGATCGTACATTCACTGTAGAAACAACCCCAGTTAAAGGTGGTGAAGGTGGTCGCTTTACTGGACAATCACCTTCTCAAGCAGCTAGAAAAGCCGGTCGCGCCCTTTTAAAATTAGGCACCAAACGTCAAATCAAATTTACTTTACGTGAAATGACTCAAGGTTCTGATAAAAAAGAGTTTAAATACACTGCCACAAAAGTTAAACTCGATACACCCAAAGTGATTGAACGCGGAAATGTTAAAATTACAATTCAATATGAATACCTCGTGAAATCATGCTAAATATTTAGATCATTTCTTTTTTTATCCTTTGTATCATAATAGAGTAGATATGGAAGCTTATGCATCCGCCGCCTTAACCGGTTTAGGATATGCTCTTTCACAAGAGCGTAATACGTTTAGTCCAATTCAAAATAAACCCGTTTCGCAGAATGATTTACCATCTATGAAAAACTTATATAATTCAGATTATTGGAATCAAGTTCGTCAAGAAGAGTTCCAACTAGGAACTGATATGTGGAATCAATCTCAAACCCCTACAGAAACTGGTGTAGTTCCTCGTCCTGCTTACGCGGATATGTTCACACCTATTTCAAAAGATATTCCCATGGAAAATGTACCTCGTCAGATGGGTGAACAATATGTTGAATCAATGACAGGTAATTCAGTTCCTGTTGAACAATTTAAACATAATAATATGCAACCTTATTTCCGTGGTGAAGTTAAACAAAACATTGATCCATTTGCGGGTTCTTCTTATCTTGAAAACTCAACTGGAAGAGGTGAACGTTTTAAGAATAAACAAGAAGTTGAATGTTTCTTTCAACCGGTTGAAAATATGGGAAACGTATGTGGTATGAAAAACAGTGTTGATTATTACATGAAACATATTGAAGCCCCTATTCGTCGTAACAATGATTTCCCTATCGAACAAGTTCGTGTTGGACCTGGTTTAAATATGGGTTTCAATAACGTCAGTGAAGGAGGCTTTCAACAATCTCGTACCCTTGATTACGCCCGTGAAAAAACAGTGGATGAATTACGTCCACTTTCTCGTCCTAAAGTAACATATGAAATACCATTCCAAGGACCTCAAAAAAGTCAAACGGGTGGCTCCAGAGGTCTTCAAGCTGAGGTCGCAAAACAACGCCCAGATACATTCTTTGAACAAACTGAAGACCAATGGCTAAAAACTACTGGTGCGACCATTCGTGAAACTGGACGTCCTGAAATGGTCATTAAACCTACAGCCCGTGTGGATGGTAACGTTGAATATAAAGGTAACGCTTATGCGGTCAGTTCTCAACCAGGAAAAGGTGATAGCGACGATTATGGTAAATCGAGTGTTGTTGTATATGCCAATGAACGTGATGTAACACAACAACGTACAGTTGTATCGAATTTAACATCGGTTGTAAAGGCAATTGCCGCGCCTTTCATGGATATCTTAAAAAGAACCACCAAAGAATATTTCGTAGATGCCCCACGTACATTTGGTAATTTACAAGTACAAATTCCTGAAAAACCCACGACTTATGACCCTGTTACACATGCTATGAGAACTACTATCAAAGAAACTACTATTCACGACACAACCATTATGAATCCTCGTGGACCAAACGGAGTTCCTGTACAAGGTGAAGATCAAGCTAAAACAACTATTCGTCAAACAATGGATAAAGAAGATACTGTTCGTAATGTAGGTTCTCATCGCTACAAAGCATTTGTATATGACCCAGAAGAAGTTGCTCGTAAAACAGTTCGTGAAACAACATCCGATAACAACAATCAAGTGGGTTATATAAGTGGTGATATGACAGGTCGTCGTGGTGCTTATTCTCATATCGAAGTTCAAGTTTATGATACACAAAAACAATTTGTTAGTGATAATGACTACGTCGGTACAGCTGGAGGTGGTGTAGGTGAACAAGCGCGTGTATATGACGCAGAATACAATGCTGAAATTGATGGTACACGTGAAATGATGAACATTAAAAGTGGAAATACACCTGGTGCGGGTGGTGCCTTTACCAATATTAATAAAGACGCGGTTGATATGGAAATTAAGAAACTCAACAGCGATTATATTACACAACGCGAAAACAACAATATTACTAAGGTTTACCAAAATACTGCCCAGGCAATTGAACAATGCGAAGTTACTAAAACACCTCAAGGTGCTTGCTTAGTTGAACAAACTGATCGTTTAGACCCTACTCTCATGAGCAATCTTCGTAATAACCCTTATAATTTATCAGTAAACCCTATTTAAAAATAAATCTAAATAAATAGAAAAATGAATCTAAAATATCCATATGTTATTATTTCAATGAAACATACAAAACCAGAAATGTATTATCCAATTCATATATTATTACCTATTTACTTTCTTAACTATAATCATAATATTTGGGAATGGGATATTGATTATAATGATGCTTTTGATGATAAAGGTAATTCAATGAAAGATTTATTGGAACTAAATAATACACAGGCTGTATATAGTAAACTAATAATTGATAATAATACAAATTTTAATTTCATATATTTTATTAAAAATTAAAATTCTTCTTTTTTTGCAGTATTTCTAATTCTAATAAGATACCTACGTCATTTATTCTACTCCATTCATTATATTCCATTCATAATCATAGACTTTGTTAGCTTGAATTGTTATCACGTCATAAAATGCATTATCTTTTTTCTCTGTGTTCAAAAGCTTACAAGTTTCAACTGCAACATGATGTTCAGAAAAGACACCTACAAAAAATGGTTCAAGAGTATCACAATCGGCGTTATCACGAAATCCCATAATAAGCCACATGATAATATTAATTAAATCAATAAATACGATTATATTTAAATCAATTTTTAAACACTAAAATTTCCATGAAAGCCCATTGGAATATCGCTTGGCAGAGGAATGATAATAGGATCTCTGAATAGTTTAGAGCGATCAAATATATATAGATCCGTTTTATTTTTATCAATATCAAATACCAATGACATTAAATAATTCGAATCAAAAAATGGTTCATTCCAAATCTTACCAGGTTCATCTGTATAAAATATATTATTTGTATTAATATTATACAATCCTAGACTGCTTTTTTTAGGAAATATTCCAAAACATTCTTTCGTTATCTTATCATATTTCGGAAATTCGAACCATTCGTTTTGAATACATTCTGTTTTTTGGGAAAAGTTACATAAATAAAGAGTCGTTTTATAGATTTTTCCAGGGAAATCCTCGCTCGGTAAACTAAAAAAGGCTGGATATAATGTATAAAATAACTCGATGCTATTTTTTGTTTGACAACTACATAAGAAATGATACGAAAAACCTACTACTTCTGGAATAGTTATTTTCTGAATTAAATGGGTTGTCTTGTGAACCAAATATAATACAGTCGGTTGATTTAATGAAGATAAACCATTTACCCAACCATAACGGTAACCATTTAATAAATTCATGGATAAACAATGATCAAAGAATAAATAATAATCATTGGTAACCGCAAAATCATGAAAATAAATGAAATTTGGAATATAAATTGTAGAATTAATATTATTTTCAGTAAAAATGAGTTGGGTAGATTCATTTCCTAAATAATTACGTTTAACTGATACACCTTCATGTGTATGGGCTGAAATATCTTGAGAATGTAACCCAATCGTTTTTAATGTATTTACATCTAATAAATAGGTGCGACCCATTTCACTTGACGCGGCAATGCGGTTCTCATCTAATAATATAGCATTTGTATTTACGGGGTTTTTTAATAAACAAAATTTAGGTGCGGATCCAAAAGCTCCTGTGAAAAGACGTACATTACAAAAATTTTCTAATTTACGCTGCCAAGTATCGACATAACGCCCTTGAAAATAAGCATTACCTTCTTTAAATTCTATTTTTCGTATATATCCATCTCCATCAAATGGATGTGTTTGTGTACCCCAACGATTAAATTCACCTGGACCATTTTGAATATAAATCCCCTTTAGATTCGTAGGGATTTTGCCAAGTTTTACAGGATTTAAATATTCCTTGGCATTTCTTAAAGATTGATTATATTGGCGATTCAACATATTTATATATTAATATCATATTGTATTTAACCTAAAATAATCATACTGTAATTATTTTAGAGAAGTATAGCCAAAAGAATATACCTGTAAAACATTTTGCGATCAAATCTAGAATATTATAAGCGATATTCTTTGTTTCATCTTTATTAAAATAGACAAAACCATACATCGACCATACGATAACGAATATAGTGAAAATAACTTGATTCGCTGTATTATTATATCCAAGAACAAATGTCGCGTATACAATGGCATACATCGCAATGAAAAATGCGAAACTTATTATTACGGCAATGCGTTTATCAAGACGATTGGTTTCGCCCAAATATCCGAGAATTAACATTCCATAATTCATTGCGATTATCGATAAAAATACAGATAAATGTAGTTTCTTTTTAATGTTAAACCCTAAAGCTAAACATAAGGACAATAACATAAAGGGTGTTGTAATTGACCAATCTAAGTAGCGTGTTTGTGTCATTACAGCAAAATTAGGTGTACTCGAAAGTCCAGTCACAAATTGAGAATAGAAAAATCCGGCAACAATCGATATAACTGTTTCAATATTTAAAATGTGACGAACCTCAGGTACTTTTGAAGTTAATGCTTCAATGAAAGTAACCGATCCTGTTGTTATTAAAAATACATAAGTAACATAAAATGTTAATCTTAATAGTGATATTGGGTTCATTACATTAGTAATTGAAAAAAATAATAACCATACGTTTATTCAGCTTCTTTTATTACCTTCTTGAAAATCAAGGAATGTCTAAATCTATAAAACTCATTCGTGAACAAAAAGAGGAATATATGGATCATATTTTTGATCTTATTTATGAACCCATTTATAAATTATATAAATCAATTTATCAAGGAAATTTATCTTCAAAAGAAGCTTCTCAGCATGGTATTCTAAAAACTTTTCAAAAAGACCTTGCTAAAATTCCTGAATGGAATCAACTGAAGGTTGAAAGTAGCTATAAAGATTTTATTAAAGCTTCTAAATGTAACTATTTTCCTGAACTTTTAAAAACTGTTTATATATTGTCTGTTAAATTAGTATTGCTTGGCTTACCTGAAGAAAATCGTAATAAAATTAAAATTAAAGTACCTGATGCGGAGACATTTTATCATAGATTACTAATTCATATTGCTCGTGATATTTGGAAGCGTCCCTTTTTATTTTATCATCAAGTAAAATCGGTTGAACAACAAAATCATTTATATCAGTTTGAACTTATTATTCGTCGTAAAATTCGTAGCGTTATCCGTGATACTTTACCAATTGAATTAATGGTTCAACAAATGTCGAGTTCTGATCTTTTAGAACAATCTGAATCCGAATCCGAATCCGAATCTGAACCTGCGTCTGGATCTGAACCTGCGTCTGGATCTGAACCCGAATCTGATGCTGAATCTGAACATGAATCTGATGATGAATCTGAACATGAATCTGATGCCGAATCTGATGCCGAATCTGAAGATAGTTATGCTAAAATAGACACTATTAAGAATTTAAATAATAAAGAAAGTATTGAAGATACAGAAAGCATTAAGGATGATAAAGATTCAGAAAGTATTGAAGATACAGAAAGCGTTAAGGATGATAAAGATTCAGAAAGCATTGAGGATTCAGAAGAAAGTGTTGAAGATAAAGAAAGCATTAAAAATAATAACGATTCAGAAAGCATTAATGATAATGAAAATATAAAAAATATTAAGGATGATGAAACTAAACATTTAGATGAAGATATTATTGAAATTCAAGATGTAATTAAAGAGGCTCTTTCTGAAACTGCTACTTCTAATTTTAAAGATAATAATCAAAATTTAATAGATTCTAGATTAGGATCACACTCTGATTCTGATTCCGACTCTGAAATTGATACCATTATAGATTCATCAATTAGATCATTTTCTAACCAAGAAGAAAAAGATATCTCATCTGATATTATTTTAGATCGCAATACAAATTCAAAAGAAATCGATCTATTTGAAAAATATGATATTACAAATGATGATACAATAAATGATGTTAGAAAAGATGATATTGGTAAAAATAATATCCTTGTGTTAGAAAAGCCTTTTAACAAAACAGCATTAAACATTGAACCCGTAACTATCTATGAAGAATCAACAGAAAAAACTCCTAAGAAAAAACTTATTTATATTCATGAATTAATTAAAAATAAAAAGAAATCATTACGTCCAAAACATTCATTCTTTTAAACTAAATAAACACTGCGTTTTTTAAGTAATAAGCATTTTCCTAATATAAATAAACAGACATGTATTACTTAATTATCGTTGTAGCGGTTATACTCTTTTTACTTCTTCAATATATTGAAGATCAACGTGTTAAACAATCTCGTAAAATGCCAACTAGCACTGGTAGCAAAATAGCGCTATTCTTTTTCATTTTAATAATTGTGACTATTCTATTTCATTTTTTTTGGAAAGAAACAGGGGATTTAAAAATAAAAGGGGGAGCTTCTGAATATACAATGGAAAAAACATACTTAAGTAAAATGAATGAAGATATTTACGTTGGATTACCTGATTTTTAGTAAGTCTTCGTTTATAAATCTTAAAAAAAATTGTATTAGGTTATAAAGATGAAACTAAAGCTAAGACAGTTCGATATTCGTAATATTAAAGACGATAGTGTTATTTTATTTATTGGAAAACGTAATACTGGAAAAAGTTTTTTAGTAAAAGATTTAATGCATAATTTTCGAAATCTTCCTGTTGGCGTAGTTATATCACCTACAGAACGTGCGAATCATTTCTTCGAAGAATTTGTACCAGGTATGTTAATATACGATGAATATGATCCAGCTGTTATTAAAAAATTTGTTGAACGTCAAAGCAAAATTACAGATCAATATTCAATGGAAAAAAAGAAGTATAGTCGCAGTGACTTAGATCCTCGTGCTTTTTTAATTTTAGATGATTGTTTATACGATAAAACTTGGCCCAATGATGTAAATATTCGCTTTTTATTTATGAATGGACGGCATGTTAAAACATTATTTATGATTACTATGCAGTATCCATTAGGTATTCCTCCACATTTACGTGCGAACGTTGATTATGTTTTTATTCTTCGTGAAAATCAAATTACACAACGAGAACGTATTTATAAACAATACGCAGGTATGTTTCATAGTTTTGAAGTATTTAATCAAATCATGGATGCCACCACACAAAACTACGAGTGTCTAGTAATTGATAATAAGGTACAAAGTAATAAAATTGATGATCAAGTGTATTGGTATAAAGCTGTAGACCATACAAGTTTTCAAGTATGTTCACCCGAGTTATGGGATATGCAAGCTCTTGAACAAGAAAAACAATCGATGGGTGGTAATCGTCATGAAGAAGAATACGATGATCAAGATTACGATCCAAATCTTATTCGTAAAAATAAAAAGGGAAGTATAAATTTAAAAGTATCCAAATCTTATTAAAATAAGTTAAAGCAATAATTATATTTAAATTTAAATATGATACCAGAAGCATTTAAAAAGCGTATTGATAAAGAACTTCAAGAATACCGTGAACATATTTATTATTATTATTATTGGAATTTTAGAACACCCAAAACATGTCTTCAACAAAATATAATAAATCTACATGACCAAGGTACATTAACCCAAGGAGAATTAAGTGAAAAATGGACTCTATGTTTTAATACACCCATTCCATTTTTACCTACTTTAGATATGCCAGATACAATGACATGGGATGAAGTTTATCAATGGCTTGAACATTTAGAACCTGTACAATTACGTTTATTGTATAATAAAATTAATATTAATCCCCGCAAATTTTAATTCTAGTTATCATCTTCATCAATGATAAATTTATATTTACATTCTTTTGTAATATTTTGTTTGATTTCTTGAGTAACATCTTGAATATCATATCCATTCTTTTTATAAAAGGCTAGACGTTTAGCCCCTTGACGTTCAAACAATGAGAATTCATCTATGAAATCAATAACCAATGGAATGTAATCACGTTCTTCTTTTTTCTTACGTTGAATACGTCCAACCGGTTGTTCAACGGATGACACTGGTGAACCTAGAAGTAGCGTATTCAATTTAGGAATATCCATTGCCTCACTCGCAAGTTGAAAGGTTGCTAAAATAATATCTTCAAGCGTTCCTTTATCCAATTGTTCTTTATTCATACCTCCTACGTAATAACCAATTGATTTATATCCTTCCAATCTTAATAGATTTTCTAATTCTTGTAAATGATTTCTACGTTCACTTAGAACAAGTACCTTACGATTCGGTTCTTTTATTAAAATTTCTTTTAAAACTGTTACCATTCTTTTATTACGTGGTAGATAGTCACATACTTGGTTTATCATTTTAGCTATATTTAATTGTTTTCCTAACTTTGGTCCTCGCCATAGTGTTTGTTCTGTACAGTAATCTGGTTTTGGATCATAATAACGTTCAACATGAATAATTACATCACTATCCTTTCGTTTAACTGTATAAACCGGCTTTCCAAGATACCATTCAAATACCTTACTGAGACCATCTTTACGTTTTAACGTCGCTGAAAGTCCTAGCATTCTTTTACATGTTACAATAGGTAAACAACGACTAAATACTTCAGCACCTAAATGATGACAATTATGTGCGATAATATAATTACATATAAAATTATGATTATCTTTTACTTCAATATCATAAACATGATTAGAATCTATTAAATCATTTGAATTTACATATTCAATTGTTTCAACAATCATATCTTTTATACATGATGTCATTCTATCTCCAATATTAAGTTTCTTTGCTTCTTTCCATTCATTTGTAGCTACAAGTAAAAGATGATCTGGGGTACATTCAATTGAATGTAACGTATTATCATTTAAATCTTTAAAAGTGATTTTAATAAGAGATTCTTTATATATATTTTTCCAAGCATACATTAACTCTTTCCATTCAAAGTTATGTGTATTTTCATTATATGATAATATTAAAGGCATATTATCATCTGATATCCATGTATCATACAGCTGTCCAATTGGAATAAATCCTTTATTTGTTAAAATTGGCTGGCTATATGGAAAACATTCGTCCAATGTCACTAAACCAAATGTTTTAAATAATTTATTATCATAATCACGCATAGCTAGACTTTGAAGACTCGCAATTACAATATCTTTTCCCTCAATTTCACATAGTTTTTGTTTAATTTTACCAATATTCGCGGTTGGAATGTACTGCTGAATGCGTTCAATCCATTGATCAATTAGAAAATTAGTATGGCAAATAATAAGGGTCTTCTTTTTAAAAACAGTACTAATATATAAAGCGCAAATTGTTTTTCCAAAACCGCATGGAAGTGATAGGAGACCACCTTGTTTAGTTGGATCATTAACAGCATCTAAAAAAGCATTAACAGCAGGCTTTTGAATATCTCGTAATGACCCTTCAAAAATTAAATTTGGACGATCTTCTCCATCACTCAGCTGGTCTACATTTGGCACTCCAAATTTCGTTAAACCATAATATTTTGGTAAATACATTTTTTTATCATTCTCTTTATACACAGGAAAAGAGGCTGCTTCGTCATTTGATAATTGCATTCCTCTAGGTGTTACTGTTAATGATTTTTGTAGTTCATTAATTAATACTTCATTATCTTTCTTTTCAATCGCATAACCTCGATTTGATAAATATGTTTTTCCGGATAGTACCATTTTTATATGTATTAAATAGATTAGAACAATATTTCAGTTTTTAAAAGTAAAAAACTTGTAAATTCTTATACTTATTACGTTTGTAAACTTTAAATTCATTATTAGTATTTTATTAATTTATTTTTTAGTATTTTCATCATATTCAGGATTTTCACTAATATCATTCGTTTCATTTGATTCATAATAGTTCATGTCATTAATGTATTTTATTACTATAATGTTATCC